AAAAGGTGCGCACAAGTTCCACGTCAATTCTCCATCGCAATCGCATTAAGGATGGTTTCTAAACGAGTCACAGTTATCTGCAAATCGTTGGTTGTCTTAATGTTCCAGCCGATCAAGCTAACGATTGCAGCAATCAAAATTGGCAAGATCGACTTTTCCATCTTAAAATTTACCTTCCCATACACGCAAATGCGCGTTGTCACTGTCCATTAGTTCACGCGCTACCACTTCGCGCATTGCTTTTGCATCGTTGGGGTTTACGCCCCACTTTTTGGCCCATTCGGCCCACATCTTCATCGGCACTAGCCCCACCAGCTTGCTTTCGCTGTTTCCGTCTAGACCCGCGCTCTTTAGCGCCTTCGCTTTCTCGACCACTGGACTCCAATCGTGCGTCTGCTTCACGATCAGCTTCCCCTCCTCCTCGAACACTTCCTCTTTCAACTTCATCAATTTGCTCCAAACGTATAGATGGATATGCTGTGCATAGCTGTTGCGCACGCTCAGGTTGTAACCTGATTATGCTGCCTTGACGATAAGTATAACCGCCAAGCATAAATCCGTCACTGATAACTTTATACTGCATGGGGAAAGAGGGGCGACCGAAGCCGCCCCTTCACATCATTACGATGTGCTGTTGTCTGCAATGATGCCAGAAGCGGCTTCGTTGCGGCAAACGAGGGTCAATTCAGTAATGACCTGACGCTTCTCGTTATCGCCTGTTTTCGCAAGTTCGGTGTTGCGGGTTGGGCGCAGAACGCCAACGGCCCACATGTCGTCCTGCATGATAAACACATCACGACCACGGTTCTCGCGGGTTGGCTTGAACTCAACAGTGCCCCAAGGAGTTACGTAAACAGCCATGTGCTTGATTACGCGCTCTGCTTCGGCAGTGATGTTGGAACGCTGGTTGTTGTTACCAGTGAAGCCCAGAGCAATGTTCATCTGGTAAGCGGACAGATAAACGGAATCAGGCTTACCGCCAGATGTCCAAATCTGCTGCATTACGTTGTCGAACTTTGTCTGCGAGAAAGCGGTGGTGGTGCCATCATCGGTGCGGGCATCGGTGCCATCACCAGTTGGGTTTGCACCAGAAGGAGTGCCACCAGTTTGGAAGTCAGTGTTAGTGACCAACCATGCAGGCGCACCAGCCAAACGGCGTGCTGCGCTGGAAGAACCAGAAACACGCGCTTGGTTTGCAAACAGAGCCTTTTCAATGTCCAGCTTCTGTTCTTTTGCAACCTTCAGAACTTGGTAAGCCATTTCACGGGCGCGACCAGCTTTGTTCAAGCCAGTGTCGGTGCCAGGGATGGAAACCGCGTTTTTAAAGATTTGGGTATAGTTGCCCAAACGAGTTGTGGCAGTGCGCGCTTCAGCAACAGTATCGTCACCTTCGATGTGCGCGTTGTCTGCGGACGCACGAAGCGCATCGGTCTGCCACTCATGGAAAGTGTTAGACGCTTTGCCTTTCGCACAAGCAGTGTAGAATGGAGTTTCCTCAGGCGAAATGTCATAGATGTTGTCGCTGAGGTCTTCACGAATACCTACTGCATCGTAGGAATCAAAAGTATTGGTTGGCTGTGCCATGTTCGTAACCTTTCAATTATTCCATGATTAGGTCGATAAAGCTTTCTAGCTTGCCTGACTTAATCGCTTCAGACTTCTTCCGTTGACGAACGATCTTTTGTGGCTCAGGGCGGCGTGGCTTCGGCTTCACATTCTTAGGGGCGCTCGGCTTCTTTTTAGCCTGTGCGGTGCCCTTCTGAAGCTGATTCCAGCGATAAGCGTCATAGAGCACCTTAACTTGGCGGCGATCCATGACTTGAGCCATTTCTTCAGCACTAAACCCATACGTTTCAACGCCAGTGTCAAAAATGGACTTTTTCAGAACGTCACCCTTTTCGGGGTCAGCAAGTTCTGGAATTTCAGCTAAAAGCATTTCTGCCTCTTGCTGCAAAGTCACTTGACGGGCCTGTTGCTGCAAAGCTTGCTGCTGCTGATATTGCTGTGCAATAAGCTGTTGCTGCTGATTGTATTCAGCCAATTTGGCATCATACGCGGCCTTTTCTTGCATATACTTCATCGGATCTTTTTCGATCAGACTAGTATCTGGCGTCTCAGGCGGGGTTAACATTCCTTGCTCTTGAATTTGCGCCAAGGTGGCAAAGAATTGCTGTCGTTCGTTTTGAACGGTTTGAAAGAGGCTTTCGGCTTCTTTACGTTTAGCCGCAGCTTCTTGCATACCCTTCTGGATGTAGGCCTGACCAGAATAATCGCGTTTGAGATCCTCAAGGGTAACCTGTTTTTCTTCACCATCTACTTTGACAGTGATCAGTTCAGGTGCCTTTTCATCTTCGCTTTCTTCTTCGTCCTCATCCGTTTCCGATTCTTCATCGGTTTCGGTGTCGTCATCCTCGACATCTTCTTCGGACGCTTCCACTTCTTCAACGTCAGCTTCGGCTTCTGCCTCTACCTCGGTTTCTTCAGTTTCTTCGTCCACCACAAGAGCATCTTCGATGGTATCCTGCGGTTCGTTATGCTGTGGTCCTAGAAGGCTATCTACAGCATTTTCAAATGTATCAGTCGTTTCCACGGTGCCGATCCTTTTTATCCTCTACAAGCTTTGCGTTAATACGTTCTTGCAAAGCATCGAGAATTGTTTGCGTTGCACGCACTTTTTCGTGCGCTCCGCTAATGCGATGTATATCACAGTTAGCGTCTAAAAACACCCCGATTGCTTCGGAGCGTATTTCCTCAATCACAGTGAGGAAAGCTTCGTCATTTAGTAGGCGTTGGGCCTGTGCGGCCCGATCTGCTACCTTTGACATTTATTCTCACATTCCCATTGCGTATGGATACTGACGCGGTGCGTTTTGCTCTGCTTGGACGCGGGCTACATCTACGCTAGTTCCATACTGTCCCAAAATCTTAGCCGCTTGAACCAGAAGGTCTTGCGCCATCTCGTCTCGCTTAAAGTCATCGCTTTGTGCCATTTCCATAAGCTTGCGTTGATGTTCCATAGCAGCCTTCTGCATGTCAACCTGTGCCCGTGTCTGGGCTTTCATGGCTTCTGTCTGCATAAACGCCGCATTTGGATCAGACTGTTGCTGTGTTGCCTGCGCCTGTTGTGCCGCTTGCATCATTAGCTGCTGTTCAATTTGTGGGTTCATCTGGTTATAATAACGATCCGCGTTATAGATGCCCTGCAAGCGCAGAAGGTCAGCAATCGTGTTGCGAATACCAGTCATTGTAACCATGCCGTTGCTTGGCCCGTATGCCTGCCAAATCTGCATCTGCATCTGCAATGTGCTGTTCAAAGCCACAATGCGTTCTTCGTGCTTGCCAGTGCCAAGACCAACATTTGCAACAACGTCCAGATCGTTTGTCCAAGAACGTGGATCAACAGGCACAAACTGCCCATCGATACGCATCATTTCGTTTTCGTTTGGATGCTGACGCGCAATTGCAGAGATCAGCTTAAACATCTGACGCATACCGCCTTCGGCCAATGTGCGCGCAATCAACTCTGAGACCGCCGTAGCGGCCTGCACAGCGGCGTTAACACCAGTAGCGGTCTGAGACTGCAAAGCATCTGCATCAAGCCCCATAGCCGCGCCTGATACGCCTGTCTTGGCGCGTATAGCTTCATCATAGAACTGCATGGCTGGCAGCGCTTGGGTTGCCGCAGAGCCAACAGTAAACTCACGCATAGCGTTTACGTCTTTTACGCGAATAATCCCGCCGATCTCGTTATTCAGAACATCGTCAAGATTTACCATCGAATCTACAACAGCAACGCGTGGGTTGTTTGCCATTGCAATGCTATCAAGCAAGCCGCGTAGCATAGATGTTGCTGCGTCCTGATCCTCAATAACAATCTCAGCCAAAGAACGGCCAAAGAACGTATGTGGTTCTGGGTCGACCTCAAACACAGCAAACGGGATATAATCGCACAGTTCGTAGTCTAGAACTTCGTAACGGCTACCCGCGCAGATAAATTTGTAAAGCTTGGGAACACCAGTGCCTTCAATATCCATACGCATATATGCTTCGGTAAATAACACCTTGCGCATAGATGGATCGTTGGGGCTTTCGTTATCGTCATTGTCATCCCAACCACGGCGCGCCATTTCTTCTTCGTCATCTACTGTGCTGTCAGAATCACCAGAAAGCGCGTAGACCTGTTCAAAGTCATAGCCCATAGCAA